TAGGAAGTTGGAACATATACTTTACCATATTTTTATATGGAATTTGGTAAAGTGAAGATTTATCCTCATGATCACCAGGAAGAAAACCAATCTCACGAGTAGCAACAAGAGATCTTACGATATAAATTTTTTCGTAAGGACTTCTTTCATCTAAAACATCTTGAAGTGCATTGTAGAGAGTAATAAAAGTTTTACCAGTACCTGCTGCACCATAAGCAACGATATTCTGATTTGATTCGTATGCTTTGTAGAGAAGTTTTTGGTTTTCAGTGAGAGGTTCAATATCTCTCATCAAATCTGCATTGATTGGTTTCTTACGCTTCATTTGTTTTGTAGTAAGTCCAACACCAATCGGTTGATCATTCGTTCTTTTTCTTGCCATTAAATTTTCTGTAAATGGTTTGCAATTTTTAAAATATGCTCAGTAAATAAAGATACATCCATATCACTTTTCATATAATTACACTTCGTACAACAGGGAACACAATTTTCTTTTTCGTATCCTCTACTACTATCTATTCTATCAATTCCATTGTATGGAACTGGAACACCTACAATCTTTCCTTTGCCTCTATTTGGTTGTTTTACTTCTGGTTTTGAGTTGCAATAATAGCAATTTTTTATGACAATTTCAATATAATCTTTTTTTGTTAAATTAAATTTTATGTTTCGTGTTTTTGCACCAGTTTGATATTGTTCATAAACATACCGATAAACACTTTCAGGTTTTCTTCTTTTTTGTGCATTAAAGTTATTTCTGTAAATGTGCTTACATCCACAACTTTTTGCTCTATCTAATTCATTTTTACATACAAAACTATCATATCTAAAGATTTTTGTTTTTCCACAAACACATTTACACAAAACTTTTTTTCTTTTTCTACCATTTGAATAAGTTTCATAAAAAGGAGGTGATATAACTTCAAGATAATAAAATTTATCACCTACCTTTATTTCTGGATGTTTAGTATAAGATCTACTCATAATCCAAGTTGGAATAACATAATTATTTATATTATTAACCAGGTTTTAAATCTTTTTAACTTTTGATCCTGGCATTTTTCCAGCACGATCCAATACAGTATTCCAATCCGGATGTTTAGAAACTAATTTATTTTGCCAGTCCCCCACCTCACCAACATTCATTTGAGTTGGAATTAATGGTTTAAGATGAGGATTCTCTTTGAGATATGGTTCTTTTTCTGCCATAAGCATCCACTTCTCAAAAATTTCTCCAGTTTCTGTATTTTGAAATCTATATGTTGGCAATTTAAACCTCCATTGTATATAAAGTGTATTTATTTACTCCAAAGTAACTGATGGAGCATCTTCGCATTCAATGTAATCAATACACTCACTAACATTTGGATTTTTTTGAAAAAAATTATCAAGTTCTTCTTGAGAAAGAAGAACTTTAAAAATACGTCCGGTTAAATGATCTTTTAAACACCAAGTTTTCATAATACCTCAAGGTGATAGTCTTGCTTTATGTAATCTTTTCTCTTCATAGTAACCCCAAACATTTGGTGCCCACCTTTGAATTTCTGGGGCAATTTGTTCAGATAATGCTTGAATTTCAAGTTGAGCATCCAATTTAGCACGAAGATCAAGAATATGAAGAATAGAACGAAGATTGCAAGAAATCACAAAGTTCTGACGAATTCCTTGTGCTAATCCATCACGAATATGTTCTTCACACATTCCCTTCTCATACTTCAGGGCATAACGCTTACATCCTTCTAAATACCATGCCATTTCATCATCATAATCTTCCCGAGTCCATTCATACTTCTTACCCTTACGATTGGTATAGAAACCAGGAGGACGAGAATAGAAAACTTCATCGGGTTTCAATTCACCTTGTGCCACCTTTACAACTCTCTTGCCAGTGTATCTCTGCGACTGAACATCAAACGTCACACCGACCCTGTGAGTCCTTGCTTGGACGATTACGTTATGGACATACCCAGACACCGAAAAAGTGATTCCAGGGTGCTCTACGGGTCCCCAGTGACCCCTCTCGTTACTTAGAAGTTGATCTACGATCCACTCACCACACTTCTGTGGCGTAGGAATTTCTTGATGATGAATAGGAGTTTCTGAATAGTCACACTTACCTGCTTGGTAAATTACCTGTTCTGGAATTGGATATCCTTGAAGCTTTACTACTTCAAGTCTTTTATCAAGTTCAATAAGATCTTTTGCTTTAATAGGTTTCACAGTGCATCTCCATTATTGTCGTTTGTAAGTTTATATTTTCTATTTACTGGAACAAATACATCTTCATCATCATCCTCAAAAAATACTTCATCATAATCATCAATATAAGGAGCAACCTCTTCATATTGTGGTTTATATGAGTCTTCATCGGAATACACTTCAGATTTTAAACAGTCTACAAGAGACTCAAGATTTCTGATGATTAACTTAAGTTTTTCTTTATCCATCATGATTAACCCTCACAAAGGTAATTGTACATAAAAAAAGAGAGGGAGTCAAGTCCCTCTCTTTGATTTATCAAGCAACTTGAGGTTGCTTTGCCATATTCAGTTGTGCATTATGAAGAAGTTGTTCCTTCTTTGCTTTTTTCTTAAGATAACGAACGAAGTAAGTGTTCATTTGTACCCCTCCTTTACAAACTTAACACCACGATAGGTTTCGTTGTATTGTTGGGGTTGTTGCATCATTTGCTGTTGATATTGAAGACGTTTTTGAGTATCATATTCAACGCCTCTATAAACAATTTTTGCCATTTGTTTTCTCCTAAAGAAATGAGAGTTTTTAATTCCCGTTCCTTCAGTCGGCGTTTCCGTTTGCTATTCGCAAATAGCAAATGAACGAATTGCGTTCCGCGTCGGCTTACTTGCGTCCCCAAAAATGAGGATGAACGTAGAAGTATTATAAACTTCTATTATAATTTAGTCAAGTGACTCTGTAACATTTGTTACAGTTTTATACTTTCTTTCATCTTTCTATGAATTCTAACTTGTATCTTTGCGGATATAATTGTGCTATTATTATATCACATCCAATCTTTGGATTGCAATCTCCACATGTAAAACAATCCACTGCTGCTTTACCTTCCTCTGGCCAAGTATGAATTGAAATATGACTTTCAGCAAGAAGGCATAAAACGGTACATCCCTGTGGTTCAAACTTTTTTGATATAGTCTGAACTACAGTAGCACCACTTGCAGTTGCTGCGTGTTCTAATAAGTCAATAAGACAACGCTCGTCGTCCAGAAGGACAAACGAGCATCCATACAAATTCAGTAGATAATGCTTCCCCATTTTAGAGTGGATTTTCCTCCGCTTCCTCAATCAATTTACTAACATAATTTTCTGTTCCATCCATAGTTTTTACTGCGAATAAACCAGACTTCATATATTTTTTTGTCTTTTTATATTTTTTTAAAAGTTTTGAAACCTCATCATCATTAATGACAACCAAGGCTTTTCCAGTTTTAGGTTTTTCTGCACCAAATCCTGCACTCATTTTCTTTTTTTCTTCTCAGATTTTTGATTTCCCCATAGTTTAGGGTTCATTCGACCATAACCAAAATCAATTCTTTGAACAGAACCAGGACCATATTTGTCATAGTACATATCAAAAAGATTTACCATTTTTGGACATCTTGTGAGGTCAAGATATTTATTTCCATCTTCAATATACCAAATTAGATATGCATCATTTGGAAATGAAGAATCTTTTGTTTTATCTAAAGTGGTTTTTTCTAAAAGAATTTGACACCCATATTCATGTGGCAGAATTTGTTTTTCTTTTTTTGAAGACTCTGCCATTTTTTTTCTTTCCCCTACAACTACTGTCATGAACGTCCACCCCATTGAATATCGGGGTATGCTTCACTAACAATTTCTTTAGTGATCTTATATTTAGTTTGCAACTGTTTATCCTTTACCAAACAAAGAATTTCCGCTTCCAGTGGATGCAATCCTTGAAGAATATTGATAAACATAGTTTCTCTTCGAAGAGAACTCAAACTACTATTTCCACCTTTTACAAAATTATAAAACATATGATGTTCTTTACGGATCGAAGATTTTCCTTGATCAGAAGATCCAAGAGAATTTGTATCTAACTCCTCCATCTTAGATACAGCATCATCAATTTTGCTACTTAAAGTTCCACTAAATGAGTTTTGTTCTCCTGTGCTTGCATAAGGAACAACTCCAGGTGGAAGGAGAGAAATTACTGATTCATCGAAATTCCAAATTAAAATTGTTTTAAGTGAAGGATCTTCATATTTTTTAAGAACTTCAACTTTTTTTGCATTTGTTCTTTGTTTTGATGCAAGTTGAAGTACTTCAAATGCAAAAGGGTTTGTTGGAAGATTTTCAATTACTGGTTCAGTCTTCCTCTTCGTCTTCGTCTGTGTAGTCATAATCGTTTTCAAATCTCACGGATACTATTTCGTCTGGTATTACTTGTCCATTTTCATCAAAAAACTCTGGATGTAAATATGGAGGTCTTGATTCAAGTAAATGCCTATATGTTAACCATCCTATTATACTACCTACCATAAAAAAGAGCAAGGTAAACATTACAGTGAATGTAATTACATATGCTGTTTCCATTTGTTTTCTCCAGAGAGTTTATTTTTTCCTAAC